GGTTGCAGTTATTTCACAAACTTTTCAAACCTGCTCAAGATAGTATCAGGGCTGAAGATTAAAACTAGGCCTATACCGATCCCGAAGGAAGCATCAGACCAAGATAAGCCCTTCACAAAAACGGAAGCAATAGAAGCAGCAATCAGGATGATTCCTAGGCTTGTAGTCTTCCATTCTTTCACGTTCTTTATCTTCATTGATCTAGGTCGATATTCTCTTCAAAGAGAAGGTCTGTCAGTTTATTTTTACAGGCATCTAGTACCTCAAATTCATCATGATTGTAGTCATCATATTTGAGCCTATGCCGTAGGTATTCACGCATCTCCCAAAGTACTGACTTCATCTTTGCTCCATTCACAGCATTTGTGAACTCGTGATTCTCTTCAGGTAGATTGAATTCTAGTTTTGCCTTCATACTATACCCCGATATTCTGCCTTTGCATCAAAACAAGGGCAGGCTTTATTTACGTTTGGAAAGTCTCTATGTCCCTGGATAATCAGGCACTTGTTTTCACTCCATTCAAGCACCTCATTTATGCACTTCAAAATCGCTTCTTTTTGCACAGCAGTTCTATTGTCTAAGGGCTTGCCCTGCTTATCTACCCCACCAATGTAGGAGATGTGAATGCTTTCCTTATTAAAGCCCTTTACCCCGTTTGCTACCCCGTTAAAATCAAGAAGCCTGTGGATCGTGCCATTTGCCTCTATCAGCAAGTGATATCCTGGTGACTTCCATTTTAGCGAATCCTTCCAATATCTTTGGATAGCCATCACAGTAGCATTCTGTGGGGTTGCTGTGCAGTGAATCGCTATATATTTAATAGGCCTTTTCATCTGCCTTGACCTCTGTATTTTTTAGGTTTATTCAATGCCTTTGAGTAGGCCTTCTTTGCCTTTCCGTTTCTTCTCTTCCCGAATGATGATGCCTTCTGAACACTATTTCCCTTCTTCATCTTTCTTTCTATTTTCAAAGATTGCCTTTTCGTTCTTGATTTTGAATACTAGCCACACGATTGACAGCAGAGAGATGATGATGGTCAAGAATATATTGACATTCATCAAGTCAACAGCCTGGAAGATGTTGGCAATGATTGCTACTAGTGTAGAGGGAAGTCCTATTTCATCCTTTTGGAAGATGTTCATTTGAGTTAAGTTGTAGGAATTGCACAAAGGTTCAAAGGGACAGGGCTGCTGATTTCTATATCGATAGAAACACCTGCTGTAAAGTCATCAAATCGCTCCTGGAAAAATTCCATGTTTGCGTTTGTCGAAGGGTTGAAGGAATAGGCTGTATCTAGTTTTAATTTGGCTAGTACATCCAAAGCCACAAGCATCTGATCCGATTGAACCTGTAGCCTGTTTGATTTGTCTTCAGTTAGCAAGTCAGCAAATAGAAGAACTGCCCTGTATCTAACTACAGAAGTAGCATACTGAGAAGGTCTGATCACAGTCCAAAGGACAGGGTATTGAATCTCTCCGCCATTATCTACATAGTCATAGATATCACCTTCCCCGAAGGTTCGGATCATTGGATGGGCTTCCTGGATTGCTTTTAACTTTGCTACTAGTTCTGATAGAGTCATCTTGTTTGCTTAGAAATTCCTTGAGTTTTTTTTCGTTCTTGGAATAGGCCATTTTTAGAAAGGTTTTTTGTATCGGTTGCCTTGGTATCTTTCGCTGTATGGTCGCGGATCTTCATAGTCACCACGTCCTAGATTGATTGCTACCTTGTACTGATTGCTCACAGGCTGGATAGTAGTCACATCGCTACCTGGATTCAAGTACTCAGGGTACAAAGTGCTGTTTGCACATAGATAATTGATAGTCCTTTCTGCATACCACTCAGCATATCCTTTGTAGTACTGAGAAATGGACATCAATTCTGCGAATGTAGGCTCTTCAATGTTCTCACTTTTCCGCTTCACTACCCCTTTATTCACAAACTTGTACTGCAAAGCCATAGGCAATTCACCTAGTACATAGTTGAAAAGTGTATCGGTAATGTAGGAATCAAGCAAAGTTTTGTAGACAGCATTGCCTCCCTGACCTATGGTATTTGCCACAATCAAAGTCAGGATTTTATCGTACAAAGCAGTCCCTAGAATGGGATGAATGTACCTGTCCTGAGTCATCTTGATGACCTGTGTCACGTTCTTCAAGTCAATATTTGCACTTGCTACTGTGAAGTCCTTAAAGGACTGCTCCGAAATCATTAGAACATTTGCACTCATCTTGATGTCTTTTCAATTACTACGTTTCTTTTCCATTCGTGACGGCAATAAGGAGTCACAATGTTTGTACCTGGTCTTCTATACCATCCACCACAAAGTTGAAATACAGAGTAACCTAACTGATTAGAAATATTTTGAATTTCTTCACGGGTAAATAATAGGCTTTTTCCTGGGCCTTCAGCATTGTACAATTTATCGCACAAAGGTCTACTCTTATTTTCAGGGTTTGTCAATGCAGGAATATTAGGTCTTAACTCATAGGAATATAGCACTCTGAACGAAGTCACAGGCTCAAGTCTTTTGATCGCTGCTTCCCCTGATCTAGTGATCTTTCTAGTCACCTGACCTACTCGGTCAATCTTCTCTTCGATCACATTGTCATCTATCAAGGTATTGATTCGACCAATCACAGAAGCCTCATCTATTCCTGTAGCCTTTGCAATATCCGGAACAGTAGCAGCAGGATTGCTTTGAATCTGCTTGATTATATTTCTCTGCACCTCATTCAAGATGTATTCTGCAAAGAGTTCTTCCTTCACAAATTCCTCCATGCTGCTAAAAAACATTTTATTTGATTCTAGGATTTTGAACCTGTCTCTGCTGAATCCTTTGCCTTCAAACTTCTTGAGGATCTCGGCATCTTTTTCAGAGATTGAGCAGTTCAAATGCTTATAATCAGCAAAGGCATCAGGCTGCCCTACAGGTGCTTCATTGATTGCTGTAGGTGTTACTATTTCTGTTCTAATTGGTAACCCAATAAGGCCACGCAATTCGTTCACATCCATTGATTCTACTACCTTGGTAGCGATCAAAGGAGAAAGGCTGTTCAGGGAATTGATGATGTCCTGAGATCCTGCTGTCTCTTTCTTTTCGATAGGAGAAAGCCCTAGTTTTTCTCTGATCTCTTCCTGCGTCATGTTAGCAGAGATAATCGCTTCGCTAAATTCAAAGTTTATAGGCTCAGTCTTTCTCAATTCAAGAAGGGCTGTCAGATCATTGAATTTATATAGGTAGTTAATAGTCTCTTCCAGGCTTCTTTGCTTGGCATTTACATAGGTGTTCTGGAATAATTCAGAGGCTTCTCTCAGTTCCGCTCTACCACCTAGTTGACCTTCAGTCTTTACACCAAAAAGCATAGGACTTGTCACCTTGTGACCTGAGAAGATTTCCTGCTGTACTGTCTTATTTAGCAAGTCAAAATGCTTATCCAATTCAGTGCCTGAAAGGTCTACTATTGAAGGCTCATTCTCTTTGCTGTCATTGAATGCAAGCATGAATTTTCCTGCATTTTTGCTTCCTGAGAATTTGTCCTTGAATTGTCTTTCAATCCGATCTTCTTCTTCTTGCGATACCTTACCACCATTCAAGTTGATCAACTTGCTTGAGAACATTCCGTTGTTTATGGTGTTCAGGTGGTATTCACCGATAGAAATATCTAGTTCAATGTAGGAGATTGCACCTCTGTAGTCAGGTAGGGAATAGGTATTTGCTCCTGCTCTGTATTCCTTGAAGTATAGAATCTGTGATCCTGTTCTATTGTTAGGATCAAATGCAGGGAAGGCCTCATAGTCAGGCCTTGGGTTTACATTATCGTTCTTAATCCAATTGTCAGAAACATAGAATTCACTATTGTCTGCATTAGTTCTGACCTTGTAATAGTCTACATGGTAAAGTTCTGCGATCTCCCCTGTGGCCTTTGTCCAAATCACCTGGAGATAGTAGCCTCCAAAGATGGTCATGTCAGTAGTGATCTTCTTTGTCAACTCATCCAAGGATTCTTCAGATGAATTGACTTTATTGATCATGCCGTATGCCTTGGCTTTATCCATAGGATCATCAGCCTTTACATTCCACCCATTGCCACAGATGTAATCTACCTTACCTGTCACAATTGCATTGTGCTTTGCAGAATTGTTGTAGATCCGAAGCAGGTAGTTAGGGTAGTCATTCCGCTCCCCGTAGTAAATCCAATCCTTTCCCTTCACTTCTTTGTAGATGGGTAGGGGTACTTGGTCAAATTTAAAGAACTTTATCATACTGTGTAAGTTTTGTAGTTTCCGTTGTAGCCATTGTATCTGACCACTCCCGCAGTGCTTAGGTTTGTTGCTATCAATTCCATCTTTCCTGTGGCTATGATATCAGCACCGCTTCCCGTTTGGGTTACATAGTACCGCCAAAAGCCTACAGTGCTATTCTGAAAGGATGCCTCTAGGATACTGAATTCTGAGTATCTTTCCTTTGATTGACTGACATCCGCAAGGCTCAAGGTCACCTCTTCCTTTGTCACCTCGTGCTGAAATAGAAAGGTATAGGTATCGCTGCTTGTTTCCCTTTTATCAAATAGGGCTATGTAGATAGTACTTGCTTCTCC